TAGCAGACAGCTTCGTAGCTTGGGTACTCGAATCCGACAAGAAGGAGGACACTACCTACGACAATCACTTCTCCTCAAGAGAAGAAAAGATTGAAGCGGCTAACGCTATCGTGAACGGAACACAAGGTGATGACTTACCATTCTAGTTGATTGATTGTGTTAAGTAGAGGGGAGCAGAGATGCTCCTCTTTTTTTTGCCTTTATAGTAGGATATTAAAAATTCATTGTTAATTTAGAGAGATGATTCATAAACACATTATTCAATCAAATAAGACCCTCCGCTATCTAGAGAGAGCGAGAGAAGGTAAGATAGCAGAGGCATCGAGATTCGGTGCGCCAGAGATAGATGAATACCTCCGCTTCAAGAAGGGTAACTTCATTGTAGTAACAGGACACGCTAATGTCGGAAAGACTCACACGATGACCTACCTCCAACTGCTCCACACCTTAGAGAACGGAACGAAGTGGCTGATCTACTCCTCAGAGAATGAGGTGCAATCCTTACAGCGTAAGCTCATAGAGTTCCTAGCTGGTAAGCCAATCAACCAGATTGATGAGCAGACCTTCTGGAGACATCACGCTTATGTCGAAGGGCATTGGGCATTCATCGATTCGGAACTTATTGTCAATGCGTTTGAACTACTCGACATTGCAAAGGAAATCTATGATGCTTGGGAGTTTCAGGGAATGATGATTGATCCGTACAACAGCTTAACGATTCGCAAGGAGGATCTCAAGGGTATATCAACACACGAGTACCACTACGAGGTTACAAGCCACTTGCGTAAGTTCTGCAAGGAGTTTGGAGTTACTACGATACTGAACACTCACCCAGCGACTGAGGCTCTTAGAAAGGTCTACAAGGGTTCACATGAATACGCTAACCACACGATGCCTCCTATGGCGAGTGATATTGAAGGAGGCGGTAAATTCAGCAACCGCAGCGATGAACTGATTGTGCTTCATCGTTTTACGCAGCATGAGCGAGACTGGATCTACACAGATATCCATGTTAGGAAAGTCAAGGAGTTAGAGAGTGGAGGCAGACCGACACCATTAGATAATCCTATCAGGATTGAAAGCATACAAGGCAACTGCGGATTTCGTATCAACGGAGTCGATTTAATAACCAAAGAAACACAGATAGATGGATCTCCATTTTGAGGGTAATAGATTGTACTACATGGAAAAGGAGGCGGAGTTGTTTAAGGCTCTAGACCACCTGAGCAAGGAGTTGAGCGAACAGGAGCAGATGAATAAAGAGCAGTTGTGGGAGGTATTCCATATCTGTGCTGATACAGCAGCAGTCTATCGCCACATCACAGACTACTTCAATACTCTAGATCGCCTGATCTTAGATGCTAGGATAAAGAACGGCAACTTGAAGCAAGAGGTGTACGACCTGAAGAAAGAGAACGCACGACTCCAAGAGTCGCTAGAGAGATACATGGATGAATTTTAAAAGGAAGATGCTGAATGGTCAGCGGTTCGAAATCAATGGTATGGAGTTCATATGTATTGAGACTCACGCCTATTTCCAAACGAGGCTCGATGGCGAAGAATCAGATATTGATGTAGGCAGTAGCTACTACATCGTGAGAAACACCTCAACAGGAACGCTGCATAGAATACCTTTTCAAAGAATAATAGAAAAAGAAAACGACATCAAATGGAAGAATTGACAACACTACTAAGAGCATACTACGAGGAGATAGGTGTAGTTCCTAATGGAACAAGACAAGAGGATCAGGTCTTTGCTCGTTCAGCGATGATGGTTGCTATGCGTAAGTACATGACCTTGATGCAGATTGGTAGGATATTTGGTAAGGATCACAGCTCAGTGCATCACGCTAACAAGAAGCACGAGGAGAACTACAACTGGTCAGAGATGTATCGGTTCTTCTATTCGGTAGCGCAAAGAATGCTCATAGAGAACCCATCACACGAGGTTCGTAGCACAAATAAGCTGACTGCTTTAATGACTAGGCAGCGTATGTATATCACTGAGCTAGAGCATGAAGTGAATAACTTGAAAAAGCATTGTGAAGAATTAGTTGATAAGTGTCGTATATTGGAGAAAGAAAATGAGAACCAATATGCAGATAGAGTTTAGTCCTATTACTGGTGTAATGTTAGGCGTGAATTACGCCTACTATGAGGAGACTGAAGAACTGAATGGATTACACCTGATCCAGTTTGCCGTTGGTTTGTTTATGATACAAGTGTCGTGGGCAACATAGAGAACTTTTACAGAGAGAACTTTAAGAGGCTGACAGGCTTCATCAAGCAGTACACCGATGGTTCGTACGAGATAGCTTCTGACATAGTGCAGATGGTATTTGTGCGACTCTTAGAAATGGAAGGCGAAGGGAGAACCAACTTTTACGAGGAGGACTCCCTTAACTTTTTCTATGTCTATCGTAGTTGTATCAACACAGCACTCAAGTATCAGCGCACGAAGAAGCGCATTGATAAGATAAGCCTAGAGGACATGACTTATGACCAGCTAGAGTTCGAGGATTACCCAGAGCAGAAAGTCGCGATGGAGAAACTAATCAACTACATGGAGTCGGAGATTGAGGACTTCCATTGGTACGATGCGAAGATGATGCGTATCTACATGAACGGCACTTCAATGAATAAGATACACAGAGAGAGTGATATAGGATTGACATCAATTAAGAACACGATAAAGAATGGCAAAGCAAGGATCTACGAAAAAGTCAAAGAGGACTACCAAGACTTCCAAAACGGAGACTTCGACAAAATCTAAGGGGTTAGGAGACACCATTGAGAAGATAACCACAGCGACAGGAATCAAGGCAGCTGTCAAAGCAGTAGTCGGTGAGGACTGCGGCTGTGATGAACGCAAGGAAAAGCTCAATAGATTGTTCCCTTATAAGCGTGAGCCAGAATGTCTTACTGATGATGAGCGTACCTTCCTAGCAGGAGGTGTTCTACGCAAGAGGGTTATCCCTTACGAGGACAGAGAGCGCATAGCGACTATCCACGCTAGAGTATTTAATCATAAGTTTGATGTGCCGTGTACTTGCAACCCTAAGATCTGGATGCAATGGATGAGAGAACTGCAAGAGCTGCTAGATGCAACTGCGTAACTACCTAAAGGATAAGCGTAAGCTAACCGAAAGCCGCACGAAAGTCTGTGTTGAAGTGGGTAAGACTGGTGAAGCCTTGTTCAAGGAGATTACAGGCGCACTAAAATCAGACCTAGAAGATGACAAGAAGCACATCGACTTCTACTGGGGAGAGAAGCTAGTAGATGTTAAAGGACTCAAGAAGATGCACCTATCAGGATATATCCTTTTAGAGTTCATCAATGTATGGGGAGGTGATGGCTGGTGTTCTAAAAAGAGTAAGGCAGAGTATATCGCCTTCCAGTTCCCTGATGCGTTCTATGTGTTTCGTAAGAAACATCTGAGGGTACGAGCCATTGAACTATGTGAGCCGTTCTATAATGACAAGGTAGAGCGTAGGAACTACATACCATATGATGATGCACTGCATAAGTGGGTAGGTAGATGGAACGCTCAGGATGTATTTACCTATGTGAAGTTCGAGGATGTAGAGGATCTAGTGTTTGAAGTGTTACCATATACGATAAAAGAATGATACTAGTACTATTCGGGATAGGTTTGGGCATAGCCCTAAATCAAATACGCACATTGACTAAGAGGCTAGATGACCTAGAGGAGTTCATAGGAAGAACTTTTTTTGATGAAGATGAGTAGTTATTAAAATTATATTGTGTACATTGCAGTATAATCTTAAAAAGAGAGAGATGAAAAAGATTGATTGGAATAAGGTAGCGGTAGTTGCATTCTTGCAGACTATGGTTATTCTAGGAATGGTTGCTATGATAGCAGTCTATGAATTAGTAGAACTCTTAACTTGTTACTCATGTTGATGTTAGATGGAGCTGACTACGATCAGCAATGGCTTATAGACAAAGCAGTAGATGATGAGTTCTACTACGGAGCATTGAATAGAATAGCACTATCCTCTAGCAGTCTCAAGATGCTACTGGATAGTCCAAAGACATTCTACAATGTTCAGACCTATGGTCAGAAGGAGAACAGCCCAGCGTTGCTAATGGGCAGAGTCATCCATACGATGATCCTAGAACCCGAAAGATTCAACGACATCTTCGAGGTGG